ACTTCTCGACGAGCGCCCGAGGTATGGGGACTAGCTACATAGGAGGCGTCATGTCAGAGTTGATCCTCAGTCCTGAGCAGCGAGAGGCTTACGACCTCGCGATGGACGGTCGCAACGTCTTTGTGACCGGACCCGGAGGCGTCGGCAAGTCTGAGGTTGTCAATCAGATCATCGACGGCCTCCAGATGAACGGCAAGCGCGTATACGTAACGGCCTCCACTGGCGTCGCGGCTGTCCGCGTCGGCGGCTCGACGATTCATTCGTACCTCGGGACCGGGATCGCCTTCAACAAGGACTCGCTCCGCAAGGACTTCGCGCGTGGGTTCGTCCCGCGCCTTGAGAAGATCGAGGAGCGGTTCCGGAAGACCGAGGTCCTCGTGGTCGACGAAGTCTCGATGCTGACCGGTGACTACTTGGAGATGATGGACTGGTGGATCAAGCGGCACCGTACGAGCACCGCTCCGTTCGGTGGCGTCCAACTGATCTTCTCGGGTGACTTCCTTCAACTCCCGCCTGTTATCAAGCGATCCATGAAGGTCGCCACGAAGTACGCCTTCCAGTCCCCGGCGTGGGAGCGCGCGGACTTCCAGACGGTCCACCTAGAAACGTGCTTCCGGCAGGACGACGAGGAGTTTCTCAAGCACCTCCTCCGCATCCGACGGGGTGTCGTTCCGTTCGATACGGACAAGTATTTCAAGGCGCGCATCGGCGTCGAGCTTGAGGAGCCCACGCGCCTATACGCGACGAACCAGAAGGTCTTCGAGGTCAACATGCAACACCTCACTCAGCTACCGGGCGAGGTGCGCGAGTACGAGGCCACCTTCGATGGAGACTCGGACAAGTACGCCGAGAAGCTCGTCAAGAACTGCATCGCCGACTTCTGTGTTGAACTCAAAGTCGGCGCTCCGGTGATCTTCCTCCGCAACCGGTACGCGGAGGGACAGCTTATCATCGTCAACGGCCAGCGAGGCAAGGTCGTTGCCTGTGAGGGCGGCGTCGTGCATGTTGAGACCGACGGGCAGACTCACGCTATCGGCCCGGTCGAGTGGGAGTACAAGGACGCCGATCAGAAGGTCCTCTGCACGATGCACCAGATTCCGCTCAAGCTCGCGTGGGCGCTGACGATTCACAAGAGCCAAGGGATGACGCTGGACTCCCTACTCTGCGACGTCTCGTCCTGCTTCGAGAAGGGGCAAGTGTACGTCGCCCTCTCGCGAGTCAGGAGCATTGAGGGCCTGTCGCTGTCGTCCGCGCTTGACACGAAGAAGGTGCAGGCGTGCAAGGAAGCCGTCGGTTTCTATGAAGCGCTGGAGGTTGCCTGATGCTGACGAACTATGTGTGGGGACACATCGAGGCGAACGATCATCTCTTCGAGGCGATCTTTCACGACGGCACGCCGCTCCTCAGCGTCAGGAATCCGGTGTCAGGGAGCTACTTCATCTTGTCGGGTGGCAACGGATCGGTGGCGAAACAGGTCTGGCGTGATATCATCGAGGCTCACGCTAAGTGGCTGAAGGAGAAGGGCGGCGAGTGATGGCGCACGGAGGATTCACGCCGCGACCGGCGACGGCCCCGAAGTGGGACCCGATCAAGGACATCGCCCGGTACAACTGTCCATGCGGCCGGTGGATCATGCTCGCTCCGTTGTGGACGGAGGATCGGAAGCTCATTTGTACGTGCGGCCGGGCACACTACTGGAAGGACGGGGAGGTCAAGACTGATGAGCAGTGAGCGGGAAGAGGCCAGTGAGGTGGAAGCCGCTCTCAGGCGGCCGAGCCACAGGCGGCTCCGGGAGTTCGAGTTCTTCGACGATATTCATCTGCACATCGTCGAGCGGTGGAAGGACTCGCACATCTCCGGAGCCGAGTGGCGCTTCTCGATTCACGCGGACGTTCCGAGATTCTCAAGATTGAGAAGGACCTCTGCGATCAGCCCGGCTGCAAGGAGAGAGCGGTCCACAAGTTCCGTCTCGAACGGATATATTCCAAGTGCGGCACGTTCAGCAAGGAGGCCGCCGGACCGGAGTCGATCAGCGGCGGGTACTACTACCAGTTCTGCGAGAAGCACTGTCACCGGGGTGACTGCTCACTTGAGGACTCCGACGCCAACCTTGCGAAGATGGAGATGCCCGATGGCTAAGTGGGGTGTGACGGCTGACCTCCAGTTCGATGAGCAGAATCGGTTCTCGACGATACACGAGTCGGGGCTGACCACGCGGCTCATGGATACGGTCTCTTGTCTCTCGTGGATCATCCGGACCTGTCTTGAAGAGAATTGCCTCGGGCTGATCTTCGCCGGAGACATCTTCAACTCGCGGACCTCGATCCCGTTGCCGGTCCTCCACGCGCTGGCCGAAGTGCTCGACGACGCTGACGATCTCCGGCTCACCTTCCTTGTCGGGAACCATGACAGCTACCTTCGCAACCCGTCGATCAACAGCCTTCGCATCCTCCAGAGATACGGGCTCGTCGTTGATGAGCCGCAGTTCGGCGGCAGCAAGAAGTTCGGACTGATCCCGTGGACTGAGGATCACGAATACTTCCGCGCGCAGGTCACGCGAATGGTCCGCGAGAAGTGTCAGTTCCTCTTTACTCACATGATGGTCGAGGGGGCGGTCCCCAAGGGACGTGGGGGCATCCCGCTCGCCTATCTCCAGCCGACGAAATTCAAGCGGGTCTTCCTCGGCGACGTGCACGAGCCGGTGGAGGTCGCGAAGAACGTCCGGTATGTCGGATCACCAATTCAGATTGACTACCGGGATGCAGGAGGGGAGCGTGGATTCTGCACATTCGATGATGTGACCGCTGAGGTCCGATTCCATGAAAACGTTGAGAGTCCACGCTTCCACCTCCTCCGTAACCCCGAGGACGCCGATAGCGTCCGTGAGGGGGACTTCGCCCGGATCGTGACAACTGACAGGGCGAACGCAGAGAAGATCGCTGAGAGGGCCTCAGATCGCACGCGTTGGGTCGAAAACGAGGTCCTTGAGACCACAGAGATCAAACCGAGGCTCAATATACGCTCGCAGGATTCGCAGGAGCAGGTCCTCCGGCGGTACTGCGAGTACAAGGGAGTCGAGGAGCCCGAGCCGCTGGTGAAGGCGGGCATGAAGTTCATCGCGGAGGCGCGGGTATGATCGTCGAAGCGAAGATCGTTGATTGGGATATTCCGATGGGAGCCTACGCTCCTGAGACCAAGCGCGGTGTTATCAACACCGACGACGTGTCATCGGCCACGCCGGTCCGCGTCCAAAGGCTGGCCTTCGAGCAGTGCATGAAGGTCCGAATGAAGAACGGGGATGTCTTGACAGTCATAGGGGTTCCCTCGGACCTGATCGGAGGCAAGTGATGGAAACGGCTAAGCTGACCAAGGGCGCGAAGACGATGTGGACGATCATCGAGAAGCTCCTCTTCGGATTCGTCATCTTCATCGCGACATGGATGTTCACGACGGTCAACACGTTGGAGAGCCGCGTCACCGAGATCGAGGCTGGCCGGAAGGAGAACGAGGCGCAGTGGATCATCCTCAAGCAGCACGGCAAGACGATGCGCGAGCAGGAGATACAGATCGAGGTCTACCAGCGGCTCTTCAAGATGCTCCTTGATAAGAACCGGATCAGTGTTGACTCGATCCTCGTGCCGAACGAGCGTGAGCCGGTGGAGATGCTCCGGCGCGAGCCACCCGAGCAGACGACGGAGGAGTTCCGTCACGAGCAGATGCAGATGCACGAGCAGGAAGCGCAGGAGAACATGCAGCGTCGTAAGGCGCTCAAGTGAGAGGAGGTGTGGGGGCGAATTGGTATCGACGGGGTGTGAAAACTGTCGGTGCGTGCCGGGGTTGGTCGAAGGCCCCGCAAAAATCGACCAAACACTAACCGCCAAAAAGGTGGTGCACGGGCACTTCGGTGCCCACGCAATGGCTGCCTAGAGCAGCCCCCGCTCGGCTGGAGTCGGGGGAAGCAACCCGAGAGGCTTGTCGGATGTGCCGGATACAGAACGCCGACCACGCACGTGAAGAGCCGCCAGCGGAAGCACAACCGGACTCGGGTTCGATTCCCGACGCCTCCACCAAATTTAGGCGAAGGACTAAATTTAGCCCGAGGGCTAACGGGGTCTAAAGATGAGCCGACCGCGTAAGATGACCGTCAGTCGTGTTGAGAAGCCGTGCTCGTTGTGCGGCTTGACGGCGGACGTGTACTCTGTCTCGGTTACAGAGCCAATGGTCACGAAGACGGTTGTTCTGTGCAAGTCCTGTATTGATCGCATTCCGGAGTTCGTCAGGGTATTGGAGGTCACGCCCGCTGCTTCAGCTACGGGTGTATCCGTGGATCAGGACCACTTGGATGGGGGCGTTATTTCCACGGAGTACGAAGGGCCAAGCAGAAGGTTTGGGGAGGAATGATGGCAGTGACCGTATGCGTTTGCTCAACGTGCGGACGCGAGGAGAGAGTCAACTTCGGCGAGTGTCTCTCTAAGGGCTGGCCCAAGTGCTGCGGCCAGACGATGACGCTCCAGAACGCGACGAAGGAAGACATCGAGAAGGGCGTCGCCGAATCGACCAGCCGGGCCTCACGGTCATCTTCGGGGTGATCGAAGGCCACCGGGGCTGTGACTCCAACGGCTCCGGCAAGTCTATGCTCTTCGACGGCCCCGCATGGGCGCTGTACGGTCGCTGCATCAGGGACCGGTACACGGGCGACGATATCGTCCGGACCGAAGCGAGGGACGGCAAGAACGTCCCCGTCAGGGGCGGCACGATGGTATCGGTCGAACTCAAGGGCGGTCCGAAGCTCGTGCGCGTCGAGCGATACCGAAGCCACCCGAAGGAGAAGAACAAGCTCCTCCTCTACGTGAACAAGGAGGAGGTCAGTCGAGGTACGAACCCTGAGACCACGCTCGCTATCGAAGAAGAGATTGGGATGGACTTCACCACGTTCTGCAACTCCGTCGCCTTCGGAGTCCGCGAGGACATCAAGAGCTTCTTCACCGCGCCCGACGCAGATCGGAAGCAGATTCTTGATACGATGCTCGGGCTGGCGCTGTACGCCGAGGCCGAGAAGGTTGCTCGCAGGAAGGCGAGGAACCTTACAGAGGAAGTGTCGGACTACGCGCAGAAGCAGATCGAACTCAAGGTTGCGATCCGTGAGAAGAACGAGGCCATCGAGAAGGCGCTCGCTTCCGACGGCGATGATGACGTGGAACTGGAGCACCGCGTCGTTGAGGCGGGAATCGCTCTCCTTCACCGACGGATACGAGAACTCAGTGACGAGGAGATGAAGATTCGGAAGGAGATCGAGGACGCCGAAGAAGCCTTCGATGAGACGCGGCAGGCTTATCGAGGGGCCGAGCAGGAGTACCTTGACCAGCGGTCTCAGCTTGAGCGTAAGGAAGCCGACGTCCAGACGCAGATCGACAACATAGAGGGCAAGCAGTCACTTTGGAAGACGCAGGTCGCGAAGATCAACCGGCTCAAGGACACGTGCCCTACCTGTCTCCAACAAGTCGGCAAGACCACGCGCGAGAAGATTCTCAAGGACCTCAACGGGAAGATCGAGGCGGCCGACGGGAAGCTGGAGAAGCTGGAGGAGCGGCGCGCGAAGTTCAAGGGCCAGATGCTCGAACTGGACAACAACGCCCCGGTCGAGCCCGTCTGCACCGAGAAGATTACGCTTCAAGAGGAGCGTGCTATCATTTGTGGCCGAGCCGATGAACTCAAGCGGCTCGCCGACGCAGAGGGCGTCCGCCGCAGCGGTCTCGCTCGTCAGATAAAGCGGGCGGACGTTCAGGTCGGAGCCATCCGGAAGGAGATCAAGGAGACGGCTGGCAAGCTGCAGAAGATCGACGTGAAGTGCGCGGAGCTACACGAGGGCATGGCGCTCGCTGAGTTCTGGTCCGAGGCGTTTGGCAATCAGGGACTCAGGTCATTCCTCATCGAAGCCGAGCTTCCTGAGATCAACCGCGTGGCAAGTCAATTCGCTCAGCAACTCTTGGGGCGGGGTTCCACGGTCCAACTGTCTGCGACGACGCGGCTCAAGACGAAGGACGCGATCCGTGAGAAGCTCACCGTCGAGGGCTCCATCCCCGGATGCACGAACTCCTACGCCGGGGCGTCGAAGGGCCAGCGGAAGCGGATGGACCTATCGCTCCTGCTGGCGTTCCGGGAGCTTGTCGCCGCTCGCTCGGCCAAGTCGTTCGGGCAACTCTTCGCCGATGAGATATTCGACGGGCTTGACCGGACGGGCGCGGAGAGCGTCTCGGAATTGCTGCGCGAGATATCCGAAGGCTGTCCCGTCGTGCTCATCACGCACGATCCCCGAATAAAACCCGATGCGGATAGGGTCCTCACGGTGCGCCATAATGGCGTATTCGCGACGGTTGCCTAAGACGTACGCCTGACGCGGGAAAAAAGTTCTTGCGTTGGCCCTACATGTGGTGTATCATCAGCGCGGGAGCACAAGATGCGGAATGGTAAGGCGAAGGGGGACGATTACGAGAACCACGTGTGCCGGATCATGTCTGTCTGGATTGTCCCCGGCAACTGGTCGAAGGCCCCCGTCTGGAAGCTCCCGTTCCGGCGGCGCTTCACGGACACGACGCCGCTGGATGGTCATTGGGAAGGTCAAGGGGACCTGCTGCACGCGCCCCGACTAGCCTTCCCGTTCTGTGTCGAGTGCAAGAAGATCGAGGGTTGGGAGATCGACGGGGCGCTCGCGAATGCGAAGTGGCCTATCTGGTCATGGTGGGAACAGGCGAAGAAGCAGGCGCGGAAGACTTGGAAAACGAACGGCCTCTATCCCCTACTCGTTTTCAGCCGCAACAGGAAGCCTGATTACGTCTTGCTGGAGGAGGAGGTTGCGCAATGCCTAAGACTGAGACCAAAGAGCGGACCCGTGCTCGCGGTCGCAAGGCCAAACGGGGAAAGGCTGGTGCTCGCTCTTCTAAGCGACCTGACGACGGTTCCAAAGGGAACGGTCACAGCGCTCGCTCGAAGGCGTACCATGCTCGGCTCAAAGAGGCGAAGCTCAGCGGCGGCGAGATAGAGCAGTTCCTCGCAGGCGAGCTTGCGAAGATCGACGGCGGTACGGTTGAGGCTGCGGGGAAGGTACTCTACGAGGCCCTCCTCGGATTCATCCGGGATGCCATCCTTGTCGGTCGCCCGGTCAACCTCCACACCATCGGGACTCTCAAGCCGTATCGGAAGGGGTCCATGTCGTATCGTCACCCGAAGACCGGTGAGATGTGCAAGGCTCCGGCTCGCAAGCACGTGAGTTTCCAGTTGTCAGTCAGCTTGAAGTCTGAGCTTCGGACATAACCAACAATTTGTTGGTCGGAGTAGGCATGGCGATACTGACCGCCGAGGACAAGCAGCTTGTGCACCGGGCCTTCATGCAAGGCCCGTCTGCACTACTCGACGACGGCATGACGCTGGTACAAGCGCAGGAGTTCCTCCAGCGCCCGACCGTTCGCGAAGAGATATGCCGCTGCGATTCTGGCTCAGGCGCTTACAGGACCGACGTACGTTCGTGACAAGGAAGGAGCAGTCCGGCGCGACGCAACTGGTCGTCCGATGCTCCACACGCCAGAGGTTCGCGGTACGCAGATGCAGGCGGCCTCCGAGATTCTCGACCGTCTCGATATCATCGGCGGCAAGCGCATGTCAGACCGCTCGATGGGGATCAACGTTGACCTACTTCTCAAGCAGGTCGAGGAAGTCCGGGTTACGATCACCGACGATCCGGGCCTCAAGACTGAGGAAGAGAGAGCCCTTGCCCGCGAGCGCGTGCGGACGGCGATAGAGCGGCTCACGTCGAAGCTCCCCCTTGCGCGCGAGCGCGCGCGCGAGGAACTTGGACTGCCAACGCCGGGCTCGAACGGGAAGACGAAAAGAAAGAAAGCCCGGAAGCGTGGCAAAAAGACGACGGCCAAAAAAGCGTAAGGCGAAAGCCAACACGCTCAAGCGGGTCAAGCCGCCTGCCTCCGTGAAAGGAGAACAGGCGGAAGCGCTCTTCGACCGGATTGCCGAAGAGGTCCTCCACGGTGACCGGGCACTCTTCGAGTCACTGACTCCCTACGAACGCAGCCTCGTGACTCAGTGGATGAGCGAGGCCATCGTCACGGGGGAGACTCACAACGCCGTCCACGACGTCCTGTGGGAGATCGACTTCCACAAGAAGCCCGTGGATATCGAGACCTTCATCACCGACGATTACTATCTCGGCCGGGTCCTCGAAGGGCTGGATCAGAATTGGGTGGACGATCTCAAGAAGGTCTTCGCTCCCGGCAGCAAGGTCTTCGAGTGGATCATGACGGGTGCTATCGGGATCGGCAAGACGACGCTGGCGATGGTGGCACTGGCCTACAAGCTCCACTATCTCTCGTGCCTCCGGGACGCTCCAGTGTATTACGGGCTCCTCAAGGAGTCGCTCATCGTCTTCGGCATTTACTCGATCACGAAGCTGCAGGTCTCGGACACGGGCTATTACAAGCTCCGTGGGTACATTGACAACAGCCCGTACTTCCGGCTCGACTTCCCGCGCTCGCGGAAGATTGACAGCCAGCTTGACTTCGAGCGCTCGACGGAGAAGAAGATCAAGGTCGTCCCCGGATCGCAGGACCTCCACGCGCTCGGCCTCGACCTGTACTCGTTCTCGATGGACGAAGTGAACTTCATGCGGGAGAAGTCGGACAAGGAGAAGGGGCGGCTCGTCGGCCAAGCCTACGATCTTTACAACGCGGTCCACACCCGTATCACGTCGCGCTTCATCAGGCCCGGTGGCTCGATCCCCGGCATCATGATCCTCATGTCGTCAAGGAACGCGCAGACGAGCTTCTTGGAGTCGCACATCCAGAAGGTCGGCGGTACGGAGATGACGTACATCTCTGACTACGCCCTGTGGGAGGTGAAGCCGAAGCACAAGTTCAGCCTCCCAACTTTCAAGGTCGAGGTCGGGGACCGCGTGTCGAGCAGTCGTATCCTCACCGACGGAGAGAAGCCGCGCAAAGAGTCCAAGATCATAGAGGTGCCCGGCGAGTTCGAGCAGTCCTTCTTGGAGGATATCGACCAAGCGCTCCGGGACATTGCTGGCGTCGCCACCTTCAACGTCAGCCCGCTTGTCAGGGATCGCAAGTCCGTCTTCGATATGGTCCGGAAGAAGATACCGAACCCGTTCACCAAGCCTATCGTCACCATCGACGTGGAGGATGACACCACCCTCGATCAGTTCTTCGACATGAAGGCGGTCTGCAGGATCAGGCGTGGCAAGTGGGAGCCGAGGCTCAACCCTACAAGGCCCCGCTTCGCGCACGTGGACCTTTCGCTCTCGGGGGACTGCGCCGGGATCGCTATGGGTCACGTGAGCGGGATCATCAGGCATCACCGACTCCGGCCAGACGGAGCAACTGTCATCGTCGAGAACCCTTTCATCCTCATCGACTTCATGGTGAGGATCGCCCCGCCGCCCTCATCGGAGATCGACCTCTCGAAGATCAGGTCCTTCATCCTGTTCCTCAAGGACATCTATCCGTTGACGCGTGTCACGTTCGACGGCTTTCAGAGCGCGGACTCGATCCAGATACTACGCAAGCCGCCGCACAAGGTCGAGGCGGGACTCCTCTCGGTGGACAAGAACGACGAGCCGTACCTCAGCCTGCGGAGCGCACTCTTTGACCGGCGGATCGGCGGGTACAGATACGATCCCTTCATCGACGAGGTGCTGGACCTCCAGCGATACGCGAAGACGAAGAAGGTGGACCACCCTGTCCGGGCCACGAAGGGTGGGAAGGGGAGCAAGGACGTGTCGGACGCCGTGGCCGGGGTGGCGTGGACGTGTATCAACGACGAGCGCGCGACCGCCGAGTTGCTACCGATGCCGGAGGAACAGGGTCGTAAGCGTGAGCGAATGGTTGATCCTGACGAGAAGGTCGTCTCGACGGAGACTGACAGTCGGGGCCGTGTGAAGGAGCCCGAGGAGAAGCCCAAGGGGAGGCTGGTTGGAGGGCGGCTCGTGAACAGAGAGGCGCTCAGAAAGAATGCACAGGTCCCTTGACCTTCGGGTTTTTTCGGATAGACTCATAGGCGTGCTACGCCTGAGCTAGGAGGTCCGCCGTGCCAGATCAGGTTAATCCACCGCATGACGCAAGCGACCCCGGTCGAACGCCGTATCCTCGCAAGACGCACAGGGATAGCTTCTTCTGGCGGTTGATGGGCGTCTTCAAGCGTCCGTCGCACCCCATCGACGCGGAGTACGTCGTTGACAACGCGCTCGATCAACTTATGGCTGAGTGGTGGGAGGGGCGCTTCCGGCTCAGCGAGGACCGCGCGCGGCGCTATGACATCTTCAACGAGATGGACACCTTCGGCCTTGTCAGCGGCATCCTCGACGTGTACGCCGAAGAGGTCACACAGGTGGACTACGACAAGGGGAAGTCGGTCTGGATCGAGTCGAAGGACAACAAGATCATACGCCTCGGAGAGGAGTGCCTCCGAAACTGTCAGATCGAGGACCGAGTGACCCCGCTCACCCGACGCATGTGCAAGTATGGCGACGCGTTCCAGCGCCTCATCTATCAGAGCAGCCGTGGCGTGTTGGGTTGGAAGCTCGCTGCCACCAGAAGCGTCACGCGGTTGGAGGATAAGTATTCGCGGCTCATCGGCTTCAGGGAGTCGGGCCAGCAGTTCAGAAGCGATAGGAAACGGACGACCTCGTGGCCGTGGGACTACCTCCACTTCCGGCTCCTCGGCAAGAACGAGGAGACGATGTACGGTACCTCCATCCTAGAAGCGATGTTCCGGCCGTGGCGGCAGATGACGCTCGCTGAGGACGCGGTGCTCATGTACCGGATGCGCCGTGCTCCGGATCGTAACCTCATCACCATTGACGTGGGGGACATGGAGGAGTCCGACGCTCTCGATTACGTCAACCGCTGGAAGAAGCGGTTCCGCAAGCACGAGTTCATCGACCCGGCCTCGCCGGAGTACAAGAAGCAGTTCAACCCGCTGACGCCGGTCGAGGATATCTTCCTGCCGGTGCGCGGAGCCGAGGGCAACACGCGGATCGAGTCGCTTGCCGGAGCGGGCAACGCTGACGAACTCTACGACCTCGAATACTTCCGGAACAAGTTCTTCGGTTCAGCGAAGGTCCCCAAGGCGTACTTCGGATTCGAGGGCGAGATCAACGCCAAGGCGACGCTCATGCAGCAGGACGTTCGGTTTGCGCGGACGGCCAAGCGGATCAGAAAGGCGGCGCTGTACGGGCTTCGGCAGCTTCTCGATATCCATTACGTCCTTGTGGAGGAGACGAGCGAAGAGGCGGCCAGAGAGGACGGCAAGGAGTACATCGTCCAGATGGCTCCTATCGCGTACCTTGACGAGTGGGAGCGCCTCGAACTCGTGCAGCTTCGGTACCAGATCGTCGATGCGATGGCGAACCTTGCACAGTCCATGCAGATCGACCCGAAGGTGTGGGGCATGTACGTCCTCCTCAACTACGCGAAGCTCCCCGAGGACCTCGTGCTCAAGCTGACAGCCAAGACCGGTGAGGTTCCAGAGGAGAGTCTCACGCCGCAGCAGCGCAAGAACATCCTAGAGGCGCACGGACCCGACGTGCTCAAGCAGATCATGGAGCCGACGGGATCGGAAGGTTTCTATGACCTCACCCGAGAGGAGCAGAAGCAGATGGCCGAGGCGATCCACAAGAGCCCGGCGCTCCGAAAGGTGATTGGTGACATAGCCGAATACTTCGAGGATGATCTCAGCGAGGCGGGGCTCCAGCAGACCGATCCGAGTCTCCTGCCGCCGACGACGCGGGGCCAGACGCTCAGCGATGACTACGAGGATGACGAGGCCGCGAAGGAACTCAAGGAGGACCTCGACGGTCTTGACAAGAAGGACAAGGAGGCCGAGGCCGAAGCCAACGGGAAGGACAAGAAGGAGGAGCAAGGTGCCGACGATTAGGATGCCGTTCGTGTCGGAGGGTGATTCCCGGCCGCTCGCCAAGTGCGTCATCGCCGGGGCTCAGTCCGTCGGCCTTTCGCCGCAGTCCTTTGCCATTGGCATGACTCACTTCCTCGAAACGCTCGCCTCCGAGGTCTCGAAGGGGCGGTGCATCCTCATCTCCGGCTTTGGCAAGTTCGGTATCTACATCCCGAAGAGCCGCAAGGACGATGACATCCCGACGCCGCACCCGCAGTTCCAGCCAGCAAAGGCGTTCAGGAATGAGGTGGCTTTCACTGCGCCGCCGAATCAGAGCGCGCACGACGAGATGGTGAGATATCGTCACCGGCAGCATCCGTCGGTGAGGCCGGACAAGGATGGCTCGCGGGTCTTCACGGCGATGGCCGCGACTAGGGACCGATTGATAGCGGATGCCGAACGGCAGGGGCTTGATGTTGAGGACCTCACTCCCAAGCGCTGAGTACGACGATCTCTTTATCTACGCTCCGAGCTTCGTGCTCGCCGAGCAGATAGAGGCGTCCGGCGGTATTGTCGAGGGCAAGGCTCTCGGCACCGCGAAGGAAGTGGACCTAACTCTCATGCGCGACCTCTTCAAGAGCGTCGGCAGGGACCCCGAGCTTTTCGCTGAGCAGCGCAAGAAGGGAAAGGGTGTGGGGCTCCGGAAGCTCCACAAGGTTCAGGACCGCACGCACGCCGAACTCCTTGCCTCGATCCGGAAGTGGAACAAAGGCAAGGTCGACGAGAAGGAGCTACGCGCCGAAGCTCGGAAGACGATGCGTCGGGCGTGGCGCGACGTGTTCCTCGCGGGGCTCCGTGCTGGCGGTGTCCCCGGACAGGGACCCGGCCGGGGAAAGCCGCTCGTGAAGCTGAGTCACGGCGACGATACGTGGCTCAAGAGTGCGATGGCTCACGAGAGCCGGTTCCTCACCAAGTTCCTCGATGCGATCATCTCCGGCGATTACAAGATGCCGCTCCCGAGGCGTGCGGACATGTACGTCGACGCGCTGAAGAGCTTCTATGAGTCGGCGCGGATCATCGCGTTCCCGGCCAACGTTCTCATCACGTGGTACGGGCCGATGGACAAGCGGAAGTGCGTGAGTTGCGATTACATCATCGAGAACAATCCGTACGTGAAGCACAACCTTCCTACGACGCCACGATCCGGCTTGACGATCTGCCTGACCAACTGCCGGGACCGATTGCTCGTGCGACGCGTCGAGCCCATAGAGGCGAAGGAGGCCCTAGAAGAGGCCCCAAAGGCGCGCAGCGGCTATATCAAGGACCTGCGTAAGATCAAGCGACAGGGCCATCTCTGACAAATTACGCATCATGCGCACTTTTTTCTTGACACGCCGTCCGGGACGGGGTATTATATAGGCGGATCAGGGGTCCCGGAACGGAGGCGGATATGTGGCTATTCACGAAGTACGGTTTCTTCAGTGTGGTGTGTGCTCGGCGGGGCAAGGGTGCGAGCGTCAAGCTCGATCAGAAGCTCCTCATGGTCCGCGCGCGTGACCGCGATCATATCGAGGGACTGCAGCGCCGGTTCAACAGAGAACTCGGCAGCTACAAGATCACCGAGAGCACGCGCAACGATTACCGGTTCCGAATCTTCGTCCCCCGGAAGGTGTGGCTCGGCGTCGCCCGCGCGCTCGCGGCTGACATCGACTATGGCAACTTCAAGGACGAGGCGCGGAAGACTCAGGGCAAGGCCGGTGACGATTACCTCGACGTGCTTCACACGATCTGGTCCGTCGCGTATCGCGCGCAGTCGAAGAAGTACGGGCCGGGCATCTATGACAAGCCGAAGCCCGGAGAGGAGACCGGCGAACTCCCTTTTCAGGATGAGCCATCCGAAGAGGACCCGGACCTTCACGAGGACGACGTACCGATCATGCCAACGGACCTTGACGAGGCGCTACTCGTGACGGACGGTGACGCTGACGGCGCGGTCGTCGGCATCGTGCTCTATCCGGAGGAGTACGACGATAGTTCGGACGCGTACTCGCACGCGATTCAGGACGGGAAGCTCCAGCTTGTCGGCCACCCGGTCTTCGAGCGGAAGGTGTACCGGGACGTGGCGCACATGGACTGTCCAATCTTCGACCCGTACGGGGTGATGACTCTCTAACGCCGGGACAACGCCCGGACGGAGGAATGATGGAGCCGCGCAAGGTGAAAGACGGAAGCGTACTCGGGCTCGTCGCGCTCAACAACATGTACTGGTACGGAGCCGCGTCCGAGTTGGAGCGGCTTGGCTACGTCGAGGAGATGCACCGGAGAGATCGTCGGCGCGGCAAGCGCAGACCGCCGTCGAAGTTCAAGGTCGTCAAGCGGCTCCCGTCTGTGACCGACTTCAAGGAGAAGGTCAACCTCCGTCTCTTCACCAAGACGATGGCGGACTGGTTCGAGGACGCGCGCGGCGAGATCGAGTGTCTCTATGAGGAGATGGACGCGTGGCGCGACGGGCTTGAGCAGTCGGACGGGCTCAGGGAGTCGTCGAAGTTCTCGGAGGTCGAGACGGCAGCCGACGAGATGCGCGAGCTTTCGGAGGGGTGTCCCGACGAGCTTCCAGAGTTCCTCCAAGGCTTCCCGTTCTTCATCGAGCCGGACCACCTGATCGTCACGGCTTCGCACCGCTTCAAGAAGAAGCGCAGTGGCAGAGCGGCCCGTGCCTACAACGCCGCGCGGATCATGGAGGCACTGGTCGAGGGCATCAAGTTCAGAGGAGCCGAGTACATCGACCTGCAGAACGAGGCGGACAAGCCCCGTGACAAGATGACGAAGGAGGAGAAGGAGGCCGAGCAGATTGCGACGGACCTTGACGGTCTGCTTGAGGGCATGGACGAAGTGGTCCAGCGGATCGAGCAGATCGACTTCCCGAGCATGTACTGAGACCAACAATTTGTTGGATCGGAGGAGTGATGGACGACGATAAGGCGAAGAAGGACAAGGCGTTCGAGACGAAGGTCCCCGGACCTCTCGTTGAGGACACGAGCGTGGTGGGCGGCACGGACAAGGAGACAGGCGCTCCGGTGATCCGCCCCAAGACGGGTGACGGCAAGGCGGACAAGCTGACCGAAGCTACGGACGCCCGCGAGAACGCCCCCAAGTAAGGACCCCCGTAAACGTGCTTGAAATGGCGCATAGCGCGGTAATTTTATCCCAAAAATCCCTGATTTTGTTCTTGACTTGCGCGCGTGACGCGCGTATAATAGGGGTGAGGTCGAGGATAGGGTTCCCGGCCACAGATAGAATGGAGGCGGCAAATGGCAGACGGTGAGAAGACCCCCTTCGATGAGGCGAAGGAGGCTGAGCAGAACGCGGCTCAGATCGAGGACCTCAAGTCGATGGTGAGCATGGCCGATGGGGCAGACGGCCAGAGCTACCCGGTATCGAAGCTGGACTGCATCCACAGTCAGTGGCGGCAGACAGCCGTCCGGCTTCTCAAGCTCCTCAACCCCGAGGCGTACGCCGAGTACCGCAAGATCAAGTACGCCAACGGGCCGAACCCGGACCTCGCGGCCCGGAAGAAGGCGTACCTGTTCGCCTTCGAGAAGTTCATGGAGTTCTACGGCATCGCGGGGTTCTAACTCCCTCCACCGGCCGGGCCGCGTGGGCGCGTGGCCCGGCCCCTTCCTTCGGCCAGCGGTCGGAGAGGAGAGACGAAGATGGCGAAGAAGAAAGCCAGCAAGAAGAAGGGTCCCTCGAAGGGGACGAAGAAGAGCGGCAACGGAAACGGCAACGGTCGGCCGAACCTCACCGAGGCAGAGCTTGCCGCTACGCGCGCGGGCGTCGCCGTGGCGGACTCCGTTGCTCTCGTTGAGAAGGAGCTTGCCCGACTCGCGGACCCGACCACAAACGTGGACGTGATGTCCGGGCCGCTCCTCAACACGATGGCGCAGCTTGAGAGGCTGCAGAAGCTCGCGGACAGCGCGCGCAAGAAGTTCGACGCCGAGGTCAAGACGCGCTTCCAGCACAAGGACCTCCAGCAGAATCCCGATCAGATCGCGGTCACTGTCTCGGTCACGACGAAGGTCTCGCCGTCGTGGAAGGACGAGGCGATGCGCGAGCACGAGGCGCTCTGCAACGAGAGGGGCGAGACATTCGTCAAGGCGACGTACGAGGGCGAGGTCCGCAAGCGCTACCCGGAGAAGGACTCGTACTCCGTGAAGCTGATCGACTCTGACAGCGCCGAGGCGAAACTTCTCACAGAATAAGTGCACACTTGGGGCTGGTCACTTACATAAGGAGATAGAGCGGTGATGGGCGCGGCCGGACTCTCAGTTCGGGGAACCCCGGAGGCGAACCGTCCATGTGGGGCTCTGGCGCGGGAAGAGGCTGCAGACTCGACTCGTGCTGACTCGGCGGTGCAAGGTCACAAATTCCTTGTCCGCGCCCATCCCGCTTGCTACTGACATGGCGAAGAAGAAGAAGAGACGGTGCGATTATTGTCACAAGGAAGCCGGTACCAGAGGCAAGGGCAGACTCCGGTTTGCTGAGAACCCGTACTCTGCCGATGTCTTTGACGATCACCGGAAGGTCTGGATACACGAGGGCTGCATGGACGACGCGGCGGCTGCGATCTAGGAGGTCGAGCTATGAGCCTGTCTGTCGAAGACGCCGACCGGATTCTTGACACGCTCGGCTGCAACTGTGATCCTGTCCGTCTCCTCGGACACCCGGACCTACGTCAGGAGACGGACATCAGAGAGATAGCCATGACGAATCTGTGCACGGAGGACGCGCGGGACGTGTGGATCATGTTCCACGGCACGCGGCCCGACGGGAAGGGGAAGAGCCGCTGGCGCAAGGGCACGATCCTGTCGATGGTTCTGGAGCGTGTGCACTTGCAGGGGAGATCGAAATGATCGACGTTAGGGACGCTCGGGATATCCTCAAGATGTTTATGGTGCATCTGACCCCTATCATCGTAACGGAGATAAACTCCAAGCGCATGGTGCACGGCGGTTTGCCTCGGACTACGTTGGACGACCTTGCTAGGGACGTGACGGCGTGCTTGCCCGCCAAGAACGTTCGAGTAGCGTTCCGGCGGATGGGCCGCGAAAACGACTGGTGCGAAGGGACGATCATTGATTTCGTCCTTCATTACTTCCGTCTGTTCTACGGGGAGCGCAAAGTGCATCCACTGACCGACGAGGAGTTGGAGCATTTTGCGAGTCGAGGTGCGCGGCTGTGAGCGAGCGCTGGCAAAACATCAGGGGCTTCCCCAACTATCAGGTGTCCGATCAGGGCTCCGTGCTGAACGCGCGCTTCGGCCGACGCCTGAGCCCGTGGGTTGCCGCGAAGGGGTACAAGACCATTGGCCTGTCGCGTGCGGGCGAGTCGGTGCGCAAGAGTCTCAGTGGGTTGGTGGCCGAGGCATTCCTCGGGAAGAAGCCGAAGGGGCAGCGTATCTACTTCAAGGACGGCGATCCCGGAAACTGTCGGGCGTCGAACCTTGAATACCGACCGGCCGGGAGCCACACGCGCTGTCGCGGAGAGGGTCACTACAAGACGCGGCTCACGGAGGCGGACGTTCGGAAGATCAGGCGGCGCTATCGTCGGGGCGGGATCACGCTGGAGGAACTCGCCGGGGAGTACCAGACGACGAAGCAAAGCATTCACGCTATCGTGGCCCGCAAGACTTGGAAGCATGTGGAGGGCTGACCCGTGCCGACGCGAGTGGCAACGATCATAAACGCGATGGAGACGGCCGAGACCATCGAGGAGCAGAAGTCGGTTCAGGCCGAGGCCGTCACGGACGGATTCTTCCGGAAGGTCCTTCGGATGACGTACGATCCGTTCGATGACTACGGCCGCACTGGTCATCCGCTCACAGCGCGGATCGACGCGCCGGACAAGATCGACGAGATCATCGAGGGCGAGTGGGACTCGATGGCCGCGTTGCTCAACGCGGTCCGTGGCTCGATCCCCGACGATCCGGACCTTGTGCCTCTCCTCGAAAACTCGAAGTGCTGGCCGGTGTACGAGCGCATCCTCATGAAGCACTTCCACCACATCGAGATTGAGGCCGTCAACAGTGTGTGGGGTGACATCCCGACGTTCGAGCCCGGCCGGTATGGTGAGGAGTACGAGGACTTCGAGACGCCGATGTTCCTTGAGCCTATGCCGGTTGGGACACGACGGCTCTTTATGATCGTCGATCCGTACCGCGAGGAGTTCCCGAGTCCTGTCCGGGCTTTTACGCCGGAGGGTGTGGTCCACTACCACGATGAGAAGGACATCGCCGAGGCTCTCTCAACGTTCCGGTGGGAAGTCTGGCTCGGCTCCGCGCCAGAGTACAAGGCGGGGCTCATGCTTGACGGCGTTGTGACGAACGCGAGCTTCGGCATCTTCGATTACGTCCCGCTCAAGAAGTTCCGGACGCAGACTCCGGCCGGGACGATGATGGAGCGCGTCAATGGACTGGCGGCTCTGGCTGACATGCTGGAGAAGGGCGAGGCGTTCCACGTGAAGCTCCCGCATCTGTGCAAAGACATCGGGACCCTCGACCACGCGAGGCGATACTACGAGGTCGAGGTCAACACGGGCGATCTTGCCGGGCTGTCGATGAAGCATCCGAACGGATCGTATCCCTATCACAACGGGGACGCGTGGACGTGGCTGAGGAAACCGGAGGGCTGGTAATGGCGAGCCGAAGGAAGCCGGGTCTGTGGTTCGGTCCCCGACGCATCGAAGTCGAGGACGTGAAGAAGGCCCACAAGAAGAAGTGCTCGAAGTGTGACTCGCTCCCGGAGGACCGACGGCTCAAGATCACTGACGGGTCCGGCCGTCACGCGGTCACGAGCATCCTGTGCATCGGGTGTGGTGAGAGGTACCTACGCCAGATGGAAGAGGAGTCGCGTCGGGCTCAGGAGATGCTCTGTTGGGGCGAGGTTCGCGGACCGGAAGAGATACTTCCACGTCGGGTCGGCCAAGGCTCGCTCTCTTCGATCAGGGAGCATGAGTACAAGCACTTCAAGTGGCCCGTTGACGAGAAGGGCATCAGGCTGTGATCGAGGTCGGTACCTACTACCGGAAGTTCACTGCGCCCGAGGGTACGAGCGATATCCCGAAGGGCGCGGTCGTTCTCGTCACGCAGGTTGACATGGACGCGCTCCAAGTCCACTTCGCACACGACGGCACGCACTATTACAACAGCATCGAGAATTTCACCGGGGAGTTTCGCAAGGACCCCAAGGGTTTCGAGAAGCGGCAGAAGGCCGTGCTCGCTCTCATGGAGGACGTGCGGAACCTCGGGGTGGAGTTCAACAAGAACGTGCTCACCGTCACCAAGACGGCCGACGAGGTGCAGGGGACAGAGATAGTCCAAGCGGACGCGTCGGCACCTGACAGAGCCAAGCGAGAGATCGCGACCACGAAGAGCAACGCGATGCGCCTACGAACCCTTGCGATCAAGAAGGCGAAGCAACTCTCCGCGCTCCTCGACGAGCAGTCGGAGCTTCTCCGGCATCAGGCTGACGGTCTTCAAGAGGTCGTGGACCGAGCCAACGAAGCGATCTGGACGATCAACCTGTACCTTGGCAAAGAGGAACGGATCGACGTCATCCGGAAGGGCGAGCCCGCAGCGGCCGAGGTCCCCATTCACATCCGGCAGCTTGTCCTCAACATGGACGAAGAGTCGGTGCTGTGTGTCGATCAGGGCGGCATCGGCTATCAGAACGTTGACGACTTCTGCAAGTGGGTGCAGAAACCGGAGAACCTCCAGCAGGTCCTACCAGAGGAGAAGGGCATCGTCGCGTTGCAGCCGCGTTCCATGCCGCGAAAGCGGAAGCATTTTAGTCCGGGTGAGGACGCGGCCGACGTGCACACGTACTTCCTCCTGCGGAACGGTGAGCGGCTCGCGCTCCTCGATACGGACCTCGAAGTGTCGGGGGCGCTGTTCCCAAAGAAGGGCGAGCTTGACAAGTTCTTCTTCACCGACGAATACGATTGGAAGAAGCGCAAGAGCAAGAAGGTTCCCGTGCGCCCCGGCACGAGTGATTACGGGAGCGCGATGAAGGCGGCGGACAAGAAGCGGCGTCACTACCTCCGGATTCTTCTTCTGTTGCAGGGCGTGCTAGACCGGACGCCTGTCTTCAAGCCGATGGAGGGTGACTCCATCAACATCTGCGATCCGCGAGAGCAGGAGCGGTCGCTCAGATTCATTCATGACGCGGAGGCGACGCTTCCGACCGGCCGGAAGTCATTCTCGGACTGGCTCAAGGAAGTGAACTCGCAGACGCGGATGGGGCACCGTGTCATGGTTGTCACCAAGACGGACTACACGTTGAGCCACCAGTCTTTCAGTCTTGGGCGGGGGACGCACTATGTTCCCAACGATGGCCCGCACGTCATAGACAAGATGGACGGACATCAGCTTGCGTTCCTGTTCGATCAGAGTGAGGGGCGCAAGGACTCGGACAGGTACGTCCCCGAGAAGCGTGGGCGGTGCTGGATTAAAATGCACACCGAGACGTGGCTCAACTTCGACGCGGTGGCGGTGGAGGACATGCAGTATTACCTCACGTCGCGGGTGAACCGGGACAAGTACGCGTCGATGTTCCCGATCCTGCGCCGGGCTATCGCGTTGAAGGCGGCCGAGCACAAAAAGGAAGCGCCATTCAGGAAGCTCTTGGCCGCCGAGATACAGAGAGCTACGAAAGTCACCGTCCAGACGGCGGACCTCATGGTCATCGGGCTCGTCGCGTGGTACAAGTTCAAGAACCTCGTCCACCGGTCGCTGACGACGGACGATAAGAAGGCTCTCCGCATGATCCTCAAGGAGGCCAAGCTCCGCGTTCACAGGACGGCCGAGTATGAAGCCGCCGAGTCGTCGGCGGACCTCATCGTCGCGACGCTTCGCAAGGCTCATCCGAAGGCGGTGTACATCGGGCACAAGAAGGCGGGCGAGTTCATAGTGCTTTCGGCTGAGAACGACGAGAACACCTTCGTCGCCGAGGACGTGTATCGAGTCAAGCTCCCGAAGAACGAGACGGAGCTACGACTCAGGGGGCGATTCATCAAGAGGGTGCCGGTCAAGTGCGTTTCCTCCAAGTCGTGGCGGGTCGTCACCGGCCGACGTCACAGTTGGCGAGAGTTGTGGGCGCACGAGCGTTGGGGGAAGTGGACGGTCGATATCAGCCGAGGTTCTGTCATCTCCGATCCGGACAAGAAGGAGATCATCGAGATAGCATTCAGCATGATCCGGGAGGAGATCAAAGACAGTCGCCAGCGCAAGCGTAAGAACAGGACCAAGCGGTTCGTCCCGCTGGCCGTCGCGTGCAAGGGCCGAGAGATCGAAGTCTACATACATAAGGACAACGGGTGCCTCCAAAAATCGAATCCTGTTACGAAGCACACCGAAGGTCCGGCGATGAAGCGGTATGCGTTCCTGTGGTCGCGGCCGAACCGCAAGATCAAGGTCGAGTTCGACGGCGGCTCGCTCATGTGTCAGGTTGTCTATCGGGCTGACCATCACTGGATGAGTCCGTGGAAACTTCCGTGGACGAAGAGGGGCTTCACGATCCTATGGACCGACGAGAAGAAGCTCGCCAGCTTCGAGAAGACCCGCCTCATATACGTGGAGTTCAAGACGGCTGCGGATAAGCTCGATCAGATCGTTGACAGGGCTTACTACCAAGCGGCTCACGCAGTCAGGGACGTGAAGAAGCAACAGGCGTACGAGGAGTACCTCGAAGAGCTTGGGGACCCCGAGCTTTGGGAGGATTACTGGAAGGAGCAGAAGGAGAGCAGGCACGAGCACTGGCCTCACTCTGTCAGGCGCGCGCTCACTCGTATTGTTGAGCGGGGTGTGGACATCGACGGCAAGACGATCAAGTGGGTCTTCGAGAAGGCGAAGCACTACGGGTTCAAGGGTACTGCGGACGATGACGGGGTGCAGGACGAGGACATCCCGTTTGATATGGTCATAGACTTGAGCGAGGACGAAGACGAAGAAGTGGAAGAGGACGACGATGACGAGGACGAGGGCGATGAAGTCGAAAACCTATTGGGGAACGGCGAGGAAGATTAAGGACCTCGGCCTTCCTAAATGGCATCCGGGCAGTGCTGTCTACGAAGTGGACAGGCCCGTCGAGGTCAATGACGGCGGCTTCCTCACGGAGACGGCGTTCGTGATCGTCGCGGT